GCCGCCTGCAACTCGGCTTGTGCTGCCGCTTCTTCAGCCTCACGCGCGCGCCGTTGCTGTGCCAGCAATTCTTCCGCCGCCTCGGTCAGTGCCGCCAATTTCCGCTTGGGCGATAATGCATCGTGGATGGCATGGTCGTGCTTGAGAAACCGCGACGGCTTCGGATTGACCAACCGCTCGGCAATGATGCCAACTTGCGTGACACCTGCCGCGCGAAACTGCTCGAGCCGCGCCGCGTTGTGGAGCTTCACAGTCATGTAATTCACGAACATCGTGAGCCGTACCATGCCGACCTTGCGGATGGCCGTGAGCACTTGCCGGTACATCAGTTGCGGCTTTTGCCGTGTGAGCACAGCACTTCCAGCTTGCCTGCTGACCTGCTGCACCAGCGCGGCAGCGATGCCAGCGAGCTCGCGGCGAGCCAGCTCGCTGTACACCGCCGGCAGCAGCTGTTGATGACGGCCAGGGGGAGGGCCAACCAGTTCACCGCCAGCTACCAGCCCGGAATCGTAGGCGCGTTGAAGATATTTTTCCCACCAAGACATGCCGAGCAATTGGAAGTTGACTGTCCACGCGAACCATTCGGCGAACACCGACAGCCGATGGCCGGGTTGCGGAAACAACTGTGCCCATGGCGTGTCGCGCGCCTGCATCAGGTCGTGCTCGACCAGCATGGTATGCGTTAGCGAGCGGACCTGGCCGAGACGTCGGTTGCCCTCGGCCTGGAAGGCACGGCGCAAGCGAGCTGTGCCAGTGGGGTCGCTCATTCGTCCTTCGATGGCGGAGGTAGCTTCTTAGGTGGCGGTGGTTCTTTGGACTCGGACGATGAGTGCTTGTCATCGACAAGCTCGATATCGCCTTCTTCCCAGATGTAACGATTGCTCATGCGGCCTCAATCACGATGCGGTTCTTGCTGCGCGAGAGCACCTTAAACTTGGTGCCGGGACGCAGCACTAACTCTTTCTCTTTCGACTGGGCATTGCCACCCATGAGCTTGGTGCCTTTTGGGATATTAACCTCAACCATCGTGCCGCCCTTCTTGCGCTCAGCGGCCGATACCGTCTTACCCTTGACGAATTCTTTCGCCCAGTCCGGGCTTGCCGAGGTCGAGATAATTCCCTTGTCAACGAAGGTGTCGCCCACCTTCAAATCCTTGAAGGTGTCCCCCCCTACGCCACGGTAGGTCGTCAAATCCCCACTGGTCGCAACCGCATGCTTATCAAACGCCTTGGTGTATGCGTTGCCCGCCGCCAGTGCCTTGGGATCATTGACCTGCCCACGCAGCGCCCGGTTGATATGCAGACCATAGGCGTTCTCGTGATATTGCAGAAAGGCCCGCTTGTTCTTTTCAGGTATGTCGGAGCGCTGCCACGTAGCGCGTTCGACTTCTTTCTCAGGCGATCCGCCGCTGCTCTTGCTCTCGCTCTTACTCTTGGTCTTACTCTCGCCCTCGCTCGTGCCGCCACCACCAGCCCCCGGCTCAGAGCAGAATTCACCGCTCTGCTCGGCGTGGCATTCGTTATAGTCCTCGACGAAAGGGAGCGCGGCGCTATCACCAGCTCCTCTCCCGCCGGGCAACGTGGTCTTGCGCGCATTAGGCGGAAGCTGCCCGGTCTGGCCGTTACCCTTCGGTGGCGGCATACTACCATTGCCACCATTGGGCGGCGGTGCATTCGGATCGAGGGGCTCGCCAGTATTCGGATCGAGCGACTGGCCGGTCATCGGATCGACGCCAATCATCGGCTGCGGCGCGTTCTGTTCCTCGATGGTGTCGCCCTCGGCCGCGGCATCCTCGAGCGCGTTCTGCAGCCCCGGATAGGTGCCGTCTTCAATCAACTGATTGACGCGGCCATTGGCCAGCGCCACAGGCGGGATCTGTGCAGCGTTCACGTCAATCTGATAAGCCTGTGCCTTCTTGAGCGCGATGTCAGCCTTGTCGCCGTCGCTCAATTGCCAGAGGCTATTCCACTCGTAATAGATCTCAGGTGGCCGCGAGCCTAACGCCGAGCGGATGATTACCTCGTCGAGCACCGACATCGCCGGGGTGAGAATGGTGGTCTGCTCGCCCGCCAATTTATCGTAGTAGTTGCGGAAGTCGGCTTCCCCAGTAACGTTCAATCCGCGATGCGGCAAGCCGAGAAACCTGCCCGCAGGTATGTCCGCCGCGCCTGAAGCGATCTGCAAATAGGTGGTAATGATCTCGGGCACGCCCGCCAGGTTGGCCTGCACCCGTTGCCATTCCTCGCCACCATCGAGCAGGACGGTATTAATTACCGACTTGCGTGCATTAGCTTCGCTGAACCGTTCAATCAGTTTGTTCCTACCCTCGGTAGTCGATAGGATCTCGGTGAGCTCAGGCACTTTGATGATATCGATCTTGAGCTCGGAGATCAGCGTTGCCAGCGAGCCAGTTACGAGTCCACACATCTTCACCGTATCATTGACTGGCTGCAGAACGCTATCACCCCATGTTTGGCCGCTCAACATCGCATCCGGCGGCGGCATGCCGATGAACCGCACCACGCGGCTGGGATGCAATTGCACTTGCTGAGTCAAGCTGCCCTGCGGCCCACTGCGCACTTCGTACCACGTGGGCAAACCGTAATACGGCGATGTCACGTCGGTATCGAGTGGACCAACTGCTACGTTGATCGCCGAAACCACGTGCAAGAATTTCAGGCTATCTTTGCCAACCGTCTCAGGGTCCAATTCCTCCTCGGGCGCGCCGTTATCGACGCCCATGATCATGATCGCGCCGCCGTACAACCGGCTCTTGATCAGCGCCTGCTGTACCTTTTGCTGCACAAATAGGTTCTTCTCCACTTCCTCGAGCAGTTCGACCTGCGCTTCATCGGCCTGCCATTCGCGCCATTCTCGCGTCATGTCGCTGGCCGGAATGTCGATGACCTTACGTGCGATCCAATCACCGCGGTACGCAGCCTCGAGCTCGTACTGCGTCATCGGCACGTAGGAATAGGCTTGCGAGGCAAACTTATCACGGCCTGGCACGCCCATACCGGCGAGCAAATTTATATAAGCACCGTCAACCCATTTAAGGATGCCCATTAGACCCAGCTCATGGACGTGTCATATGACCCGGTACGCAGGCTCTCGACCGCATAGCGCAGCGCATCGATGACATGGTTCTTGTCGTCATCGAGGATCGGCAGCACCTCTTCGGTTTGCCGATCGATCTTGTAGGAATAGGTCGTCAGTTCATCGATGGTGCGCCGACAATCTGGATGCACGACGATGTCGTAGTTCTTCAGGAACTCGATGCCATCTTCGACCGAGCCCTTGCCCTTCTTGGCTGCCACCATGCGCGGATAGCCGTGCTTCATCATATAAGAGATAGTCTCGGGCCGTGCGCTATCGGCAACGATGCGCCACTTGCGCGCCTGGCCGCCATCGATCTGATCGAACAGCGTCGGCGTGCGATCGATCTCGCAGCCGATGGCATAAGCCTCGCGATCAACATACAGCGTGCGGTCCTTGATGTAGGAGCGGATCAACACGGTCGGATCGCTGGCGAAGCCCCAGTCGGCACCGAAGTAGTACCGCGTTTTGGCATCGGTGCTGAACTCGCGCTCATCGCCAATCCGCCAATTGTGGAACACCCGAGCTTCCGAATGTGTCTGATATCGACCTAACCAAACATGGGCATAGCGATCGGGATCGCGCCGCTTGTCGTACTCCATGTCGGTGCGGAGCTCGGCAGGAAACCAGGGATTTGCGTCATAGTTCGCATGCACAAAGATCGTGTCGGTGCGTTGGTCATCCCTGAAGAACACATCGACCGGATCATCCATTGATCGCGGGTTCCAGGCAAACCAAAGCTCAGACTTGCTCTTGCGTATTGTCGGCCGCAGCATCGTCAAGCTGCGCATGCTCAAGCTCTGCGCCTCCTCAACATACGCAACGTCGAAGCCCTCGAGCGATTTGATCGTTTCGGCGGTATGGTTCTGCATGCCCTGAAAGATGATCAAGCCTTGTGGTATGCCGGCTCGATCGAGCACCTGAATGTGTTCACGCGTGCGATGGAAGCGATGGCCAACGCCAAACGATTCAATCTTGTCTTCGATCAGAAGCTTGACTGATTGTTGCAGGCTGCGTTGATATTCACGGATGCAGACGATCCGGCTTGCCGGATTCAGCAAGCAGCGTTCAACCACGCATCCAGCGAAGAAGTGAGATTTCCCTGAGCCTCTTCCGCCGCGCGCACCCTTGTAGCGTCTGTAAGCGAGTAACGGCTCGAACACTTCCGCCGTTTCAATCCTCAACTTCTTCCGCTTCGGGGGTGATATCGATGATATGTCCGTTTCCGCCGTTGGCTCGGACACGTTCACGAACGACCACACGTTCTATCACTTCCAATAGGTCTTGGTTCTCGTTGACGCCAAGGTCAATACGGACGGGAACCTTACCTTCGCAGCGGTTGATGATCTCTTGGATAGCTTTGAGGCTTGGCTCAGTTTTATTGAAGAGACGGCCGCCTTTGAGAAGCCTGATCCCGAGCGCGAGCTTGAATAGCGAGTTGACCAGTTCTTCCTTGACGGGGCGCCCGGTGAGCTCATCTGGTTCGTCCAGCTTTCGAGTAATCAGTTCAGTGACGTAAAGGCGGTTATTCTTGGCGAGTTGATGACCGGGTTGGAATGGCATCGCAAATTATGGCAACTCTCGTATTTCAATTACACCGTTTTCGGGCTCACCCCATGCGGTCGCACGGTCCCGCGCGCTGACCGTTTTTGCTTTTGCGCGCGCCGGGTAGTCACACAGAGGCGAGATCGCCGGGCTGGAACTCCACTCGGACCTTCCGTCCGAGGATCTCGATCAGGGCGGTTTCCTGCTGGCGCGGCGAGAGGCCGTCATAGGTCGCAAGCAGGGACTTGAACTGGCCGCGAATGATTTCGACGCGGTCACCGATGGTGAAGCGCTCCCTGGGCTCCATGGTGACGGTGCCGTCGGGCTTCATCTTAGCTTGAAGCTCGGCCATGAACCTGTTGGGAACAATACAAGGTTTGTCGCCCGAGGTGAACAGGCGCTGAACGTAGTTCACACGGAAGATTTTGCGCCACTCGTCGATCATGTCGACGAACAGATAACGCGGGAAGAGCAAGAGCTTGTGCCGGTACTGGTCGCGGTATTTGGCTAGGATGGTGCGCGCGCCGATGCGGCTGAGCTCTCGTGCAGCACGGGACTCCGAACGATGTTCCGTGAGGCAGAGGCCCCATGGCATGCGCGCACCCTCGCTTTGCGGCTAGGTCCCAGAAACCGTCAGCATTTTCCCCATACATGGTCGCGCGCGGGAATTCAACCACAAGATCAAGCACGGGCGGGCACTGGCGGCTTAAAACCATCTGACCCTACCCATGTTGCCCTCCAGCCTGAAAACCGCACCAGCGGCCGCCCTATGGCTTTTACGTTTTCACGTGAAACAATCCGGCCGCGCCTCAGCTACGTCCCGTTTCCATTGCTGCCGTTCCAGATCCTCAAAGAACCTGTTGAGGCAGTGGCCATGCACCGGGACGCCACCAGCCGGGGCACACTGATAGGTCACGCGCTGGAAAAATTCGTCCATACAGATCAACCCGCCAGCGGTCTCGCCACACACGGCACAGCGGGTCACAGCAACCGTTCCTTTTCCGCCGCAGCGCGGTAGTCCTCGCAGATCGCGCGCATCACGGCGAGCTCGTAACTGGCCTTGCGCACAGACATGCGGCCGGTGGCGATGAAGCGGTGGTAGTTGCGCTGGCGCAGCCGCAGTTCGCGCTCCGCGCAGGCGAGCTTGTCCGCGGCGGTGATGCCGTTGAGAACGGCAGTGGTCATGGCACCCGCCGTGGCGGTGGTCGCTCGGGCACCGGCTCGAGGACGTTGTCGCTTTTGGTTCGTGGTGGTGAGCGGTAGGCGTTACCTTTGTCGTGGAAGTCGACCTGCATTTGCACCGACGACGGTTCCCCTGCCTTACCCAAGTTAAGATTCTCTACAGGTAGATAAGAAGGTAGATGGGGGGGTGCTTGCAGAGCTTTTGCTCTGCTTTTGCTGTGCATTTGCTCAGCAGCATCCTTGCGTTTGCTAGAGATTTCAGCCGCCTTGGTAAGCTCAAGGAGCACGCGCTCAGAGGTCCACGAAGTGGCGTCACTGAGGGTGTCAAAGAATGGCGTCACTCGGTGACGCACTCTGTGCCAATTGCGATTGCTTACACGCGCCACTCGCTGCAAGTCTTGAACCGCAATTTTCCCATTATGCTCCCAGGCATGCCCGATCAGTAGGACATACGCGCCAACCTCTTGCGTTGTTAAATGCAGAGTATTGGCGAAGAAGTCGCCCCAAAACATCGGCATGAACTGGTATTTCATCAAAGCCGCCCATTACTTCACCGCCTTCATCCCCTGGATCACCGCATCGACGTCGGCCTCATTTTTCGTCACTTCGTGGTCCTGCGGCCAGAAATCCTGGCAGCGGTTCGTCTGGTGGCTGCTGTTCTGGTTCAGCTACCTTTTCGATTTCGTTGGCCAGAGTCGTGAGATTGACGT